GTGGAATTACTCTCGATCTTCAGAAAATCCTCGCCGTGGTTCACGGGGTGGATTATTCCCCGGATCTCACTGCGAAAATTGAAGTAGGTGATGCTTATCACTCCGCTGTGAAAAACACCACCATGTTTCTTGTCTATGACGATATTGCTAATCGTCCTCTCAATATGGACCCATCTGGCGCCATTGCAGGATTCCTGCAGGCAGTCAATAACGTTCAGTTCGTGGCAGTTAAAGCCGCTGTTGAGGATAAAGGGAACACGCTCCCCGATCTTGCGGGAGTGTTCGGCAGCACAAACAAAGAAGATCTGTATATTGACGTGGTCTCCAATGAAGGAGATTCACTTCGCCGCAGATTCTATCTCACGTACATGTCCGTTGTCCCTGAATATGCCAACGATGTTGGCGGCATTGATTCGTCTAAGGTAGCAAATTATGTTGGTCGTACCTTCAACATTGGCGGCACTCCTGTGAAAGACCTCAATCGTTTTACGATCACTGAGGGTTCCAAGGGGTGCTTCAAGACTGTTGTCAGAAGATGTCCACGCTTTGGAATCCTACAGAGATTGGAGGATCTTGATGTCGAGGAGTACTACTTCTGGATGGAATTTCTGATGCGAGAGCACGACAAGGCTCAAGAAGATCACGTCGCCCGATGCAACCAGCGCAAGTTCACCAAATGTGAGAAATGTCAGCACGCTATTTGTCAATGTCCCAGTTCTTGGGACCAATTTGCTGATGCCGAATCTTACGTGTGTGACCCGATCCTAGAAGAGGAGGAAATAGAGCACCAGAGTTTTGGAGCTCTTTTCTCCACGATGGGAAAGCAAATGGTTCGCGAAAGAATGGGCGACCTTCCATTCCTGAATTGGTTATTTCCCAGAATATGGCCTTCTCAACGTGATGCCGAAAGGGTAACCAAGGTGTTGATACATCATATTAGCGCCTCTCCACAATTGCAGTGGTGGTATTGGATTCCCGAGGATATGTGGGAGTGGCCCCTGATTAGGAAATTGGCCCCCGTGCTTCGAGACGTTGAATTGTACCGCGCTATCAAACGATGGAAAATGATTTCAACAATTTTCATTTGTTTGATGTTGATGAGCAACTACTATCTGTGGTATGCGACTCAACACCTTGGCTTCGGTTTTCGTCTTCTCGCCATCGGTTTCCTTGGTTGGTTTGGAAGTGGTTTGCGCTTACTCTCTTTTCGCACTTCTGCGTATCGAGTTTTGAGCAAACGCAGAGATATTGCTTTTCGCTTGGCTGAGGCCGAACGCGAAAAGTGGTCCCCAACAACTAAAGCCATCTACTATGCCTGTCAGATTGGCATTGGTGGTGTTGGGCTCGCTGCTGGTATTGCAATGCTTACCCGATATATCTCCGACCCTGAAGAACC